CTGACATTGCCAATTCGATGAATGACAGCGAACTAAGCTATGAAATGGCTAACTTGTTTCTAGGAATCCCTAAGCTGTTTAGCGGTGACGGAATATACCACGATTTACGCGGGCTTTTATTCACCGACAAACGAGAAGAAGACGAGGAGAAAGCTTCTTTCATCGAGCACGACATTGAGGGCCTTGCTAATGACCCCAACTTTACACGCGATGACGCTAAAAACTTGAAAGCATACGCATTCGAGAAACTTGATAGCACAGTCGCAGATCTAACCGAACTAAATGCTATTTGCGAAATGCTAGGCATCTCAATCATGGATCTTTTCAGCGAAAGGCTCCCGCATTACCAGAAACTTCATTATATGAGGAAGGATGAGCAGGCATGGAACAAGGATTCACATTGATTGATGTCGCTAAACCAAAAAAGCAGCGTAAGCCATTCAAACCCAAGGAGTGGTGGGCGCCCAAGGATGTTATGGAACATTATCAGGTTTCAGCGGCAACAGTTAGTCGCTGGAAGAAAAAAGGTGCTCCGTTTGTCGGTCCCGGTAAGACCCAGCGTGTTGAGCCAGAGAAGATGGAGCGTTGGTTTGCACGTCAGCAGGGGGTATAGGCAATGTTAGAAGCAATCATGTCAGTGCTGCTCGATCCAACATCAGCGTTTTGGAAGTATCTGCTTGTAGCTATGGCTGGCGTCATGATCGGTGCCACGGCGGTGGGCGGATGGAAGCAGTGGATTGAATAGGAGAAAAGCACATGCGAGATACAAAAGAGTGTTGGCAAGACGTGCACGATCAGGTCGAGAACCTCATTTACAAAGGACATGCAGATCGTGGCTGGGATTGGATGTTTCGACTTAGCTTGATCATGCTCAATAAATGCGCACAAAAAAATCCCATGGCGGCAACCACGGGAAATGAAAAGCAAAGCAAATTAATTTATAGCCCAAGTTTATCACGAAAGGCGGCAAAGTGAAATGGATACCACGATTGTAAGGCTTGATTGGAAGGGTGATCCCATTTATTCAGGCGAAGCAGTTATCACGAATATCGGGCCTGAAGGTGACACGATCAAAGATGATCCAGATGAAATCCGCGAATATATATTGAACGAACTTGGCGGTGTAGCAATTGCCGCCGACTACTAGGAGGAATTGAAATGGCAAATGAAATTGTAGCAAGTGTCAACAACCGCATCGCAGAGATGCAGAAGCATGAAGGCTTGAAACTTCCGGCGAACTATAGCCCTAGCAATGCGCTGAATTCGGCTTGGCTCACGCTATCAGATAACAGCAAAGGGCCATCACTGTTAGATAAAACTACCCCGCAATCGCAAGCTAAAGCATTGCTGAATATGGTGATTCAGGGTCTCAGCCCAGCTAAGAATCAGGTTTACTTCATTCCTTACGGTAAAGACCTGACGTTGATGCGCTCATACTTTGGTAGCCTGGCGATCCTGAAGCGTTTGGATAATGTGCAGGATGTTTGGGCCGAGGTTGTTCGTGAAGGCGACAAGTTCCAGATTGGATCCGATAAGGGGCGCACTGTGGTAAAAGTCTTTGAGCCACGCATTGAGAACCAAGACAACGCTATTGCCGCAGCATTTGCTGTCATTGTTGACAACAACGGTGTTGAAAACTTCACCATCATGACCAGGAAGCAGATTGATCAAAGTTGGAGTCATGCCAAAACCAAAAAGGTTCAGCAAGAGTTCCCCGAGGAAATGGCTAAGCGAACGGTGCTCAACCGGGCTGCCAAGTTCTTCATCAACTCCAGTTCTGACAACGACCTTTTGCTGGGAGCGGTCAATGAAACCACTGCCGATGAGTACGACAACGCGGAACCTAAGGACGTGACACCAAACTTTGATGATCTGATTGATAGCAAGCCGAAGGAGGAGCCGAAACATGCTGCAAATACCAAAGAAGCCAAGGAAGCCAAGCCAAAAGAAACCAGTCAAGCAGACCGAGCTGAACATCGGCCAGTTACCGACAAAGAAGTTTCGAACCTCTTCCAGAATCAAGCTAACAAGTAGGAACTATTACACGAATCGTATGGATTGGCAGTATCAGTCACCGACTTGGTTCAAGAAGTTCATGGCCTGCGAGGCTGAAGCTTTGGCGGAATTGAAGGGCGAGTGGAAGCCAAAGCGAGACCCAACAGCCTTGTTGGTCGGCAACTATCTTCACAGCTACTTCCAAAGCCGCTATGCGCACAACAAGTTTAAGCAGGAACATCCAGAGATTATTTCAACTCGCGGTACAACAAAAGGACAGCTCAAAAGAGAATATCAAGTTGCTGACAACATGATTAGAACTTTGCGAACAGATCCTAAGTTCAAAGAGTTCTATCAAGGAAAAAAAGAAGTCATTGTCAAAGGCGAGATCGGTGGGGTGGCTTGGAAAGGCAAACTTGACTGCTTAGCGGATAACCATAAATACTTCGCTGACTTGAAAACCACCATGGACATCAACAAGCGTTTTTATCTACCAGAAGAACGTCGCTATGGTTCTTTCATTGAGGCTTACAACTACCCACTGCAAATGGCCGTGTATCAGGAGCTAATTCGACAGCAATATGGCGTTCAAGCCGTTCCTGTCATCATCGCAGTATCAAAGCAGGATCCGCCAGATAAAGCGGCGGTCTCAATGCCGCAAGATTTGCTGGACTATTGGTTGGAACGAGTTAAGGAACTACAGCCACGCATTGAAGCCGTTAAGAACGGCGAAGAAGAACCAAAACGGTGTGAGCACTGTGAGTATTGCCGGGCAACTAAGCATCTGACTCAGATCATCAGCCTCTACGATCTGGTCGAGTAGGAGGTGACTCACCGCATGGATTTATTCAAGCTAATTCGAGAGTTCTACATTCAGCAAAGCGTTAATCCGCTAAGCACAGGACAGATAGCATTATGGCATGGGCTGGTTTACCAATGTAACCAGCTAGGCTGGCCAAGCGAATTCAATATGCCGAATCGAACACTTGAAACGTTGACTGGTTTAAGCCGTCAGGGCATCGTCAAATCCCGTAACGCGCTAAAGCAGTCAGGGCTGATAGATTTTCAAACTAACGGTGTTAAGGCAACGACCTACTCAGTCATCGATATTTCACGAAAACTTAGTACGTCAGATAGTAGGCAACCTAGTGGTCAAGATGATGACAGTGTGTCAAATAGTAGGCAACACAGTAGGCAACCTAGTAGGCAACACAGTTTACAAGGTAGTTTACAACCTAGTAGGCAACACAGTAGCACATACACTAAACAAGACGAGACTAAACTAGACAAAACTAAACGACAACAGACTACTGCTCCAGTCAAGGCAGCAGAGAGGCCTGCTGAAGAACCGTCATCGTCGTCATCATCAATTCTTGATATTTGCAATTTCTGGGAAGGAAACGGGTTTGGACAACTGTCACCGTTCACCAGAGAAAGCCTTGTTGATTGGGTTGCTGACATGCGAAAAGCAGGATCACCTGAACCTGAGAAGCTAGTCCTAAATGCGCTGCGGACTGCGGTTGAAAGCAATGTCAGAAACTACAAGTACGTCAACGGCATATTGAAAAACTGGGAAAGCAAGCGTCTTCTCACGGTTGCTGCTGTCGAAGCAAACGATAGTGAACGCAAAACTAATCAGCCTCAGCGCCGTTACGGCAATCCAGTTCGAAATGAGAAACTACCAGTCTGGGCGCAGGACGGTTACAAGCCCAAGCATAAAAAAGTATCTGAGGAAGACAGAGCTAAACTAGCCGAGCAGATGGAGCAGTTAAAGGCACTTGGAAAGAAAGAGGACTCGAAATGAATAGCCTACGAATTCAAAACGGCAAAGTTTTTGTGAATGGCATTGAGGTTGGACAGGTTGAAAAGATCCACTTCAAAGCTGAGGCGAATGACCCTGTAGAGGTTGAAATGAAGTGGTTAGTTCCTGTCAGAGGCCTAGATGTTTCTGTATATCAGCCTGAACCACGCCAGCAGCAGCCTGAGTAATCGCAGAAATTGAAAACGAACCAACTTTTTTCAAAATAGACTTCACTTTATTCCAGTTGGTGTCTTCACGAATGTCCGCCAAGAACTGGTGCCCACTAGGCGTCAAGTCTTTGATTAGAAACCCTTCGTCCATAAACCAATTAACTTCAGCTAAAAGTCCTGCCCAATTTGCTTGGCGTACATGGTAAGCGATCTCTTCGTAAGAATAAGAGCTCATTCTAGGATCATCTAAAAGTGTTTTTGCTTCTACCCATTGGCTGGTAGAGGCATTGGTTTCCACAACTAAAAGCACATCACGTAAACAGTCTGGATTGAGTTTCATGATTTTCAATTTCCTTTCGTTGTTAGTAAATAAAATCTCCCTCAGGGAAACCTTATACCCTGAAGGAGGAGATTCTAAAGACTGTTGAAGATTAGTTTGGCGTTGAACGCCGGTGACCGCCGACACGAGTTCCGTTTGACTTAGTGTACGGTTTTACAACAACGATCTTCTTAGTTGGGGTTCCGCGAACACTAGTTTTCGTTTTTGCCATCAATAGTCCCCCCCATCTAATTTATTACAGGTCATTACAGTAGCCTGTAAATTTAGTATATCAAAAATGCATGCGCCATACAACATGCTGTACTTAAACATATAGAGGTGACACAATATGTGGGATTCTGTTCAAAAGATTTTAGATGATCGATCAATTAGCATCCCAGAATTAGCTGATTTAGCAGGATACAACAACCCATCAACTTTATACATGATTAGATCCGGTGGCATCAAAGATCCGTCATTTTCAACGATGATACGAATTGCAGACGCTCTAGGCGTTAGCCTTGACGAACTGAGGCCTGATAAGCAAGGAGAGAAGAAAGCATGACACAAGTAACAGTCCGTTTATACAAGCAAGGCGACAAAGTGTGGCGCGACTTCAAAGCTGAATTGATTACGCGCTACGAAAATGCAGCAATGCTAGGCATTTCTGAAAGCGAAGCATTCTCAAAAATCGAAAAGCAAGCGTTCAACAACCGGATCGTTGTATCAAAGAAAGCGATTGTCGAGAAACGTGCGGTAGCCGGTGTTGATAATCGAGATATGCCTTCAGTCGCACTGATCAGCAGCATCAAGGCTGTAAACAAACGCGGGGAAGCTAACCGTAAGAAGTATGCAGTACAAGTTTCTGAGGCGGCAAGCAAGAGCAAAACACTAACAGAGGTTGCAAAACAGATCGGGAAGTCAACAACGTTCGTGAGACGAGTGGCAAGCGAGTTTGATATCAAGTTGCCCCGCCGCAACAACGGCCATGAAGAGATTGCGAGTCGTTAGATATTTAGCGAGGAATAATACAAGAAACTACAGGAGGAATCTTCAAATGCAAGCAATTAAAACGAAAATGATGGTTGGTGATCTGGTTATGGTTCCTGATCGAGTATTCATGGGCGTGCGTGATATTGGCGGTGTGGCACGAATCATCAGAATCGAGCGATACAACGCCAGAGGTGAACGTCAAGACATCAACAAGCCAGTTGCTTTTGATGGCAAGGCACCCAAAGAGCTAATCACAACGGTTGAAATGGTTGATGGCAAGCAACATCAATACTATCTGAAGGACGTGAAACCAGCGTGAACAGGATCATTATTCCATTGCCCCTCATGACTCTTAATCAGTACATCAAGGTTGAACGAGGCAATATGTTCGGCGGAGCAAAAGTCAAGAAACAAGCAACGGAAACGGTAATGTTGGCTGTTAGAAAAGCGATGAATCAGGGCGTGAAATTTCAATGGGGAAAACCTCTAAGTTTCGACTGGTACTGGTATGACAAGCGAACAGACCCGGACAACATCGCGTTTCAGCACAAGTTTATCTTCGACGGCATGCAAAAGGCTGAATTTTTAGAAAACGACAACTGGGATCACATTGTAGAACTGCGAGATCGGTTCTTTATTGACAAAGCTAATCCGAGAGTTGAAGTCGAAGAGATCGATTAAGGAGAAAAAATCATGAATAAAAAATTGACATTTACAGTAACTGTTTTAGCAGGACTTATGTTTGGGGCCGGTGCAACCACCATTGCCGACAATGTTTGGCAAGGTCACCAGAACATCGTGGAGACCAAAAACAATATCGACAAGCTGACGGCTAAGATTCACGCTTCAAAATCTAGCTTGTCCGATTTGCAACATCAGTTGTCTGACGCGCAGGCACAGTATGCGGCCCTAAAACAGCAATATGGAAACGACATGGCAAACAAAGATGCCCAGATTCAGCAAAAGATCGTTGAAGGCCAGCAAGCAGTTGCCCAGAAACAGGCTGAGGTCGATGCTAAGCAACAGACAATCAACGACCTTACATCACAGTTAGAAGCCGCCAAACAGGCAAACAATGAATTATCACAGGCAATCAAAGACGCGCAGAGCATCAAGGACTATTCAGATCAGGCTGTGAAGTCAGTCAGCGCGAAATGAGAGGCACACAAATGTACGTAGTAGCAGGATTAAACACAGAAACCGAGTATTATCGAGCCAAGTATCAATCTCAGTGTATCCGATGGATAAACGAGAACATGGCCAAGCACACGGAATCGCACAACACCCGTGGCGATGACATTAAGGTAGATATTCCGGAACCACTGATTATCAAGAAAGTGGAGGACGAAAAATGAGCGAAGAAAAGCTGTACGCGGTTAAGAACGATGAAGGCAAATACTGGGACTTTGCAGATCGAGATGGCTTCTTTGAATTAACCTTCGCATCTTGCCCGACCACGGCTGAAGAGGAAGATGCTAAAGACGTAGTTAGTGATCATGGCGGCCACGTTGTCACGCTCGTTGAGGAGCCTGAAAAGGTATTGTTGAGCAAGGAACAAGCCAAAATCGTTGAACGTGCACACGATTATACGCGGCCAGCAAAGTATATTACTGATAATACTGGTAATTCTGATGATGACGAAGAGCTGCTGATGAATGCTTACGTCAACGGCTTCACCGTGAAGAAGAAGTATCTGGTCTACAAAGTGCTTGTCGATAAGAAGAAGCATGAGTATTTTGCTCAAGCATACCGATCTACGGTTCATCCCGGAACCGTAGCATGGTTTCTTCATAGCAAAGCCCAAAGTGATTCATTGGCTCAGTTCACCGAAGCAGAGATTGAGCATTACAGCTTGCAAGACTGCGAAAAAGAAGAGGTGACTGACGATGACGACTAAAGCTGACATAGACGCTGCGCAAAAGGCCATCGATGCCGCTAACAATGCAATCAACAAACTTGATCTGTGTGGTCTGTATGATTGCGCCTGGCAGGCGAACAACAACTATAAACGTATCATCGATTACAACAAGGAACAGTTAGAGGTGACTGACGATGAGCAATGAGACGAAGCGGGACGTGTTTGAGGCGGTTTGGAACCGTCTTGCTGGCTATCAAGTGTTCTTCAATGGTTGGCCTAGGGAAACACTGGATGGGTACAAGAAACGTTATGATGCCGCCTTGCCAGATGATCTGCCGATGATTCCGAAAATGGTTGGTGATTATATCAAAGAATTGCGGAAGTACCATCGTGATCTTGTTGATGTTCTTGGAATGGTAAGAGACCTAGGCATCACACGAACCGTAGTAACAGGCGCTTTGGCGTGGATAGCTTTTGATGCTGACACTTTTGCCCTTGCATGGTTGCTAGGTGTCTGGCGCGTGGAGGAAACCGGAGAAATCGTGAAATTGGAGGTGAAGGAGTGAACGGTCGCATGAAATTTCTAGACTTATTCGCAGGTGTAGTCGGTATTCGATTAGGAGATGGCGAAGATGAAAGTTAGATATATTTGGAATGACACCTGTACAAGCTCTGAATTTGAAAGAGAAATAAACGAATTCATAAAAGGTAAAAACATTGTTGATATTAAGTTCCAGCCAACACGTGGTGCTGATGGTGTCCCAATGCTGTTTGCGCTAGTGATGTATGAGGAGGCGGAGAAATGAAACGAGAGATTAAGTTCAGGGAGAATCCGGAGCTACTGGAGGGAAAACAATGAAATATGGGCCTTACCGTTTCATGTCATGGCTTGGTTTCACATTAGCTCTGGCGTCTTCATTTTTACCTGCAAAATATATGAATTTTGGAGCTTACAAAACATTTACTGGCTTGACACTGCTAGCAGTCTTGTTTGCACTTTGGGACATTTCGGATGCAATCAGAGAGGATCGGCAATGAAACATATGATTGCCGTTATATTGCTCATCTCAGGTGCTGCAATTTGGGCGTGGGCTAACTGGAAAAGAGGAAAATGATTGTAAACAAAAAGCGCGTCTGGTGAAGGACGCGCCGGAGGCCAGACGTACGATTGAGAGTGAATTAAATAAAAGATTAGGATTTGGCCTCCGTATACAGTATACCAAAAAGCGCGTCACATAAGCAACGCGCGGGAGATGCTTGAATCAGATTGTTCCCCAACTTATAAGGTTAACACGCATAAGAAAGCATCTCCAAAGGTAGTATAGCAAAAGTCGCCCCGGATTAACAGGACGACTCAGTCTATCAAATCGAATTATTTGAACAGCAAGTATATCACAAAAAACAAAAGCGCACCATTACGGCACGCCGTTTCCCCAAACTTTTACAAATTTAATTATACCATAAGGAGTGGACGCAGTGGTGCGAGCAACGAGATATTTTAGCCCAATTGATCATGACAAAACAATTGAAAACGCCAAAGAGGTCTTGGGGAACTACTGGCATCACAAGCGGCTCGCTCAACGTACCAAAATAGCGCTCAGAAGCCCCGTGATGGACGGCATGCCAAAGTCACCCAGCTATGGCAACAAAGCCGAGGACAAGCTCGTATCGCACGCTGACGAGCTGTACTATATAGCGTGCTGTGAAGGTGCCATTGAATCTCTAGAGAATGAAAACTACCGGATCATTTTAGTTGAGAGCTATCTGACTCCAAAGACGACACGTAAATCCAGCCTTCAGTTAGCCGCTCACTTGCATGTTGACCGAACGACCCTTTGGCGACAAACACAAGAAGCTCTCTATGCTTTTGCTGAAATATGTCCGCTAGTGAAACTAGATGCAACATCCGTGCAACAATGATGCAACAAAAAACACGCTTTTCTGCCTTATTATGTTATTGTGCCAAAGGTGAGAAACCTGAGACACCGCGTTTTTCCTCCGAGCCTCAGTGATGATAAAGCTGTGGCAAGGCGTGGCAAATGGACTGGCTGAGATAGTCAGGCGGGTTCGATTCCCGCATGCCACATTGCCAAACTAAGGCGTAAAATCTGAACTTTGGCAACCCGACCTGATAAAGAAGTGCCGCTTAAAATATCAGGAGGTGCGTTAAAAGACTAATGCTAGGATACCCAAATGTGTGATATGGCATTTGTCGTCTATGTCTAGCGGCTTGGCATAGAACGAGGCCGAAGAAACGAGATGTTGTGGGACCAAATCCCACCGGCCTCATTGTCCAGTTTAGCGACCGGACACAGCTTGCGATGACCCCATCTGACACTGGGAGAGCGAGCAGCAGACATATGAAGCACAGATATCACCTCAATGTAGTATTCCAGTTCACGCTGGGGTACTATTTTTTTGAGGTGATTAGAAATGAGCTTTATTTCTGGATTTTTGACTAAAGACTTTTGCTCAATTGTGGCAGATGGAAGAATGTCTCAAGGAGCAAAAACGGTTGGGGAAAACTATAAAAAATTTATGTTAGCCGAATCAAACATTTTGATTGCAACTACAGGAAACGCTCAAGTTGCTGACATAATAAAGGACTTCATAAAGCGATTACATGTTCAAAGCAACGGAGCTCAGTTAAACTGGCAACTTTACGTAAATGTGATCCAACAGTTTGTTAAGGAAACGTTAAAGGAGGCAAAAGACATAGATGGAAATTGCGTAAATCAAATTGTTGTTATTTGCGGAGTTAATGGTAACAAAATCATGGCTTTGGCATTTGGACAAACTGACGCAGGCCTAGATTGCAATAATAAAGTTACCACCTAGAAAGAGGCTTGCTCACTGCTTGAACTGGGGTTTGCCAACGGAGACATTTTCTAGGTTTGTTATTGATAAGCGCTGTGGCTTGTTGAATATCGGTC